GAGAGCGAAGACTGCTGGCCGAAAGCAAATCCAAGCCTGCAGGATGCAAATCTGCCTGGCTACAAATACATTCGGGAGCAGGTGACCGAGGCGAAGGGCATGCCTTCGAAAGAGGCGATCGTGCGCCGGCTGAACTTCTGCCAGTGGACCGACGCCGAGTCGCCCTGGATCAGTCACGAAATCTGGAAAGAGGCGCATCTCGACTATGACGTCGAGTCTCTGCGCGGGCGCCGCGCGGTGGCCGGCCTCGACTTGTCCAGCACCACCGATCTTACGGGTCTGGTGTTTCTGGTCGAGCCGATCGAGCCGGGCGAACCTTGGAAGCTGGTGCCGTATGCCTGGCTTCCAGACGACAACCTCGCACGGCGGGCGCAGCAGGACATGGTGCCCTATGTGGATTGGAAGGCTGAAGGCCTGCTCGAAACGACGCCGGGCCGCGCAATCAGCAAACGAATCATTCTGCAAAAACTGTCGGCTATGTGCGACTTCTTCGAGATTACAGCGTGTGCGTATGACCGCTGGCGTATCGAAGACCTGCAGCAGATGGCCAGCGACGACGGCATCAGCCTGCCGCCGATGGAGGCGTTCGGCCAGGGCTACAAAGACATGAGCCCGGCTATTGAGCAGTTCGAAACGATGCTGCTCAACGGCGAGATCGCGCACAACGGGCACAAGGTACTCACCATGTGCGCCGGCAATGCCGTGACGGTGCAGGACGGAACCGGCAGTCGCAAGCTCGACAAGGAGAAAGCGACCGGCCGCATCGACGTAATTCTCGCTGCCGTGATGGCCGCTGCCCTGGTCATCCGCGCGGAGCCGAAAAGCACCAAAATTAACCAAGGCTTCGTGATTCTCTGATGAAAAACCCATTCAAAATGCTGGCGGACGTCTTTTCGGACGCCACAGCGCCGACATCGAGCGCGCGCCAGGAGCCAACCGTCGATGTGCAGAACAGCACGACGTTGGTCAAGTCGAGCGATCCCCAAGTGATTGCGATGCTGGGCGGCACGCCGGCCGCGTCAGGGTTCGCGGTGACCGCTGAATCTGCGATGCGAGTGTCTGCTGTCTTCGCCGCAGTGCGGTTGCTGGCTGGCGGCATCGCATCGCTGCCGGTGGCCGTCTTCCGCGAAGGTGATGAGGGCCGCGAGGCGATCCGGCCCGACCTTTGGTGGCTGCTCAACGAGCAACCGATCGCGAACTGGACAGCGGCTTCTATGTGGGAATGGGTCGTTCAGTCTATCTGCCTGCGCGGCGACGGGTTTGTTGAGATTGTTCGCTCCGGTGCCGACGTCAAAGCGCTGCGCCCGCACCACCCGGACATGGTCAGCGTGCGGCGCGTCGGGGACAGCCTGCTGTATTCGGTCAGCGACGACGTTTCCAGCCTGCGCCCAGTGCATCAGGACGACATGCTGCACTTCCCCGGCTTTGGCTTCAACGGCACGCGCAGCATGTCGATCATCCAGTGGGCAGCGTTCCAGTCCGTCGGTATCGCTCTCGCTGCCGATACGTTCTCGGCCAGCTTCTACGCGAATGGCGCGGCGCCGAAGCACCTGCTCGAAGCACCTGGAGAGATGGGCGAGGAGCAGGCCGACCAGCTGCGCGACGCATACCGCAAGAAAAGCTCGGGCGCGCACAACGCCGGCATGCCGCTGGTGCTGACGCAGGGCGTCACCCTCAAGGAAATGAGCATGTCCGCCGGCGACGCGCAGCTGCTCGAGTCCCGCAAGTTCCAGGTGATCGATATCGCTCGGGCTTTCGGTGTACCGCCTCATATGATCGGCGCGCAGGAGACGACCAGCTCGTGGGGTACCGGCATCGAGCAGATGTCGATTGGCTTTATCCGTTGGGCACTGCAGCCATACATCAACAGGATCCGCCAGGAGCTGAACCGCAAGTTGTTCCGCCGAGCGTCGCCGTTCGTCGAGCACAAGATGGAAGCTCTGCTCGCCGGCGACTCAAAAGCCGAAGGCGAGCACATGCGCCAGGCGGTTGGTGGCTCCCAAGGCCCTGGCTGGATGACGATCAACGAGATCCGCAGGGTTAAGAATCTGCCGCCGATTGACGGCGGCGACGTGCTGTACCGACCCGAAAAGTCCAGCAACCCGCCAACAAAACCGAAGGAAGAAGATGAAACAGCTGGTGCAACTGATCCGGAATAACGCCAAGCGCGAGCCGGTGCGCATCGCGGCAGAGGACCAGCCTGACACGCTGTTCCTGTACGACGTGATCGACCCCTATTGGGGAATCGGCGCCGGCGACTTCAACAAGTCGCTGGCTGGCATGGCCGGCAAGAAGGTCACACTGCGCGTGAACTGTCCAGGTGGCGACGTCTTCGACGGTCGCGCGATGGCGGCGGCGATTGCGCAGCACGGCGACGTGCACGCCGTGATCGAAGGCGTCGCGGCCAGCGCCGCCACGTTCATCACGGCCTCGTGCGCGACGGTCACGATTGCGAAGGGCGCGCTGTACATGATCCACAACGCCTGGACCATGGCGTACGGGAACAAATCGGACCTGCGCCAGACCGCGAACCTGCTCGATACGATCGACGGCACGATCCTCGACGACTACGAGCGCCGAAGCGGACAACCGCGCGACCAACTCGCGGCCTGGATGGACGCCGAAACCTGGTTCAACGCTGACCAGGCCGTCGAGCACGGCTTTGCCGACTCTGTAAGTGAGGCTGGCCAGGCGCAGAACTCGTGGGACCTGTCCGCTTACAACAATGCCCCCAAGCCGCCGGAGCCAGTCGACGACGACCAGTGGGAAGTTATCCGCCAGCGCAATCTGAACCGCCTGCGCTTGCACGAACTGGGATAGCGCGCTCGCGCAATCCAGCCACGCCGCTTTGAGCGGCTTTTTTTACGCCTATCACCAAGGAATATCCATGCAATCCATTCAAGCCCTGCGCGAGCAACGTCAGCACCTTGCCCGCGAATCCCGCAACCAGCTCGAGCAGAAAGGCACCCGCCAGTGGTCGAAGGAAGACCAGGCCACCTTCGATGCCCGCTCGGACCAGATCGACGCAATCGAAAACGAGATCGCCGCCATTGAACGTGTGATGGCACTGGAAACCGAGAAAGATCACGGCGACGTCGAACAATTCCGCCGCAAGCCGGAAAATCGCGCTGAAGCGGAAAGCCGCGCGGCATTCTCCAAGCTGCTGCGCCATGGCCCGAGCGCGTTGTCGGCGGAAGAGCTGCAAAACGTGCGCAATGTCACGTCGACCGGCACGCCGTCGCAGGGCGGCTACACGGTGCAGACCGACGTCGCGAAGGAGCTGATCGAGGCGCTGAAGGCGTATGGTGGTATGCGCGGCGTTTCGTCGAGTATCACTACCAGCCAAGGCAACCCGCTTGGCTACCCAACGTCGGACGGCACCTCGGAAGAGGGCGAGTGGATCGCTGAGAACGCCCAAGCATCCGCTGCCGACCCATCCTTCGGTACTGTCGGCCTGGGCGCCTTCAAGGCCAGCACGAAGATCATCACCATTCCGTTCGAACTGTTGCAAGACAGCTCGATCGACATCATCGCGATGGTGAATAAGCGTCAGCGCGATCGCCTGGGCCGCACCATGAACAAGGGCTTCACGATCGGCTCCGGCATCGGCCAGCCGACTGGTTACGTGACCGCCGCAAGTGTGGGCAAGGTCGGTGCCACCGGTAGCGTGGCCACCTTCACCTACGACGACCTGGTCGACCTGCAGGAATCGATTGATCAGGCGTACAAGGACGCTGGCACCTGCCGCTTCATGATGCACCAGCAGACCCGCAAAGTTGTTCGCAAGATGAAGGACCCATCGGGCCGCCCGATCTGGGCCGAATCGTACGAAGCCGGCATCAAAACCGGCATTCCAGCGCAGTTGCTCGGCGAAGACGTCACGATCAACAACGACATGCCCCAGCCTGGCGCCAATGCCAAGTCAATCGGCTACGGCGACTTCTCGAAGTACATGATCCGCGACGTGCTCGACCTGATCCTGTTCCGCTTCGAAGATTCGGCGTTCGCGTCGAAGGGTCAAGTCGGCTTCCTGGGCTGGGCTCGCGCCGGCGGCAACCTGCTGGACCCGAACGGCATCAAGCTGTTCCAGCACTCGGCCACCTAACCGCAACCTACTGCCGGCTGCGGCCGGCTTCCTCACCTGGAGAACAACATGGCAGAAGCCAAAAAAGTGAAAGCGCGCGTGCTCACCGCATGCGAGCTCGGTCAACCGAACGACGTCATTGAGATCGACGCGTCGGAAGCGAAGTCGCTGGGCGACGTGGTCGACACCGATCCGAAGGCCGTGGCCTACGCGGAAACGCTGGCAGCCGAAAAGTAACCCGGGCAGACCGCGATGACCCACCTGCACATGGCCCGCGAGGTCTCGACGATCCGCGCGTACTCCGAGCCTGGCGGCTACGAGGCGCGCCGGCCGTATGACGGAATCATCACGGTCACCCACCTGACAAGCAGCACCGTGTATGTGCACGGCGCCGTCGGCAAGATCGACCGCGCGACGCATGCGCGTGCACTGAACATGCTCCGCGAACTCGGCGTCACCAAGGTGATGTACGAGCGGCGCGGGCGAATGAAAACCATCAAGCTGCAACCGAAAGCGTGAACGATGAAAACCGGCTGCGATGCCTTCTGCCGAAGTCGCTGCTATCCACGAACCCTCAAAGAGCGACCCGATAACCATGGCTGATAGTGTCCAGACTCTGCGTCAAGTCGCCACCGGGACGCACATCCCAAATACGCTGGCGTCCTCGAACACGACCACGTTCTCCCGTACTCCGCACATTCTTCGCAGTGCTGTGGCGGCGCTGGCGATCGTCCTGCCCAACTGGTACGTCGCAGGCCAGACCGAAACGAACGCCGGTTCCGCTACATGGACCGCCGCTATCGAATACCCGGCAGGAACGTTCACCCGGGTGACCTTCGGCGGCGCCGCGTCAGTCACCTCGTCGAGCGGTGGCAACATCGTGTCGGATCAAATTCCGGTTTCGATCCCAAAAGGCGAAAAGTTCTGGGTTCGTCTGTTCCAGAATGCGCCGAGCAAGGCGGTGTACTTCACGTTTTATGCGGGCGACGGCACGGCGCAGTTCGTTTCGCCAGCCTCAGACCTGACCATGGGCGGCACCGCGACCACCTCGGCATCGTTCCAGGCCGCGACCACCACGCCGATCGCTATTATCGGTATGTCGTCCGACCCTGCGATCGGCATCTATGGAGATAGCATTTCTGTGGGCCGTGGCGATACCGCTGACGCCGGCCTGCCGCTGCAGGGCCACCTTGGCCGCGCATTCGGTGCGGCGTACGCAGCCGGCCACGTCGGGATCTCCGGCGACCGCATGTCACTGTTCCTCGGCAGCAAAGCCAAGCGCATGTCGCTGGCCTCGTATTTCACGCACTTTGCAGTGAATATGGGGATCAACGATATTACTGGTGGAGGCTCGGCCTCCGCAGTGGCAGCGGACACGAACTCAATAGTCGGCCTGTTCCCCGGGCCCGTCGCGCTCTGCACTCTGTCGCCGGTATCCACTTCGACCGACACCTGGAACAGCGTGGCGGCCCAAACCACGGTAGCGTCCAACGCTGTTCGCGTTACCGAAAATACGCGCCGCCTGGGAGGCATTTCAGGCGTCAAGACGGTGTACGACGTCAATCCGTCCGTCGAGAGTGTCGCATCCCCAGAGAGTGGCTTGTGGCGGGCCTCGGCCTATACCGCTGATGGCACTCACCCCTCGGCCAAGGGGTACAAGGAAGAGGCAGCGACCATAAATGTGGCCTTGCTTACAGCGACGCAGCAGCCCGCGCAGGACGCGGTCGTCGCCACTACGGTAGCCGAGTCGCGCCGAGTCGCATTCCCGGGCGGTACCCGCGTGGTGGCGTTCGGCAGCGTGCCGAGCGCGCGGGTGCCCAATGCCCCATGGCTGGAAGCAGGGCGGTGGTGGAGCGAGAAGCATCCGCTCGACGAGCGCTTTTGGGTGGCGAACCTCACGATCGACCTGGACGAGCGCAAGACCACTGCCGTGTCGGTCGAAGTGATCGCCGCCGGCGTGACGGTGCTTCAGCAGCCCGTCATCCAGGGCAAGCTGATCCCGGTGAAGCTGGGCGGCTTCAACGCAGCGACGGGTGCGGTCAACTTCTGCACGTTCCGCGTCACATGCGCGAACGGCGAGCGGTTCGACCGCACGATCGGGTTCAAGCAGCAGGTCGGCTCGTGGTCGCTGGAGAAGGACGCGGACGACGAAAGCTACTTCGTGGCCGACATCAGCAACGACCTGGCCGACAGCAACACCACCGCCAGCGCGGTGCTGGCGCAGCCGGTGGGCGTGAGCGTGCTGGTGGCTGCTGTGATCCAGGGGCCGCTGATCCTGGTCAAGCTGGGCGGCATGGACACCTTGCCGACCGGCGTCAATTACTGCGACCTGCGCATCGACTGTGCGAACAGCGAGCGCTTCTACCGGACCATTCAATTTAACAGGGTGGACAACTGATGATCGATGCATCGCAACTGCCGAGCGTGCCGAACACCGAGCTGCTGAAGCAGCAGGATGCGGCCGCCGTCGAATACGCGCGCGCGCCGGCAGCGCCTGGCGCGCCGCACGGCGCCGGCCGGCCGCCGGCAACACAAGGAGCGACCCGATGACCAAACGACTGATCATTCCGCCGGCGGCGCTGGCAGTGTCGATCGAAGCGGCCCGCCGCGCCGCGCGCGCCAGCGGCACGTCGCTGGACGACGAACTCGCGGACAAGATCCGCGACCTGGTCGACGTCGTGGAGCACAAGACCGGCCGAGCGCTAATTCACCAGACATGGGAGCTGACCCTCGACGCGTTCCCGGTCTCGGGCGCGATCAAGCTGACGCCAGCGCGCCTGGTCAACGTCGAGCACGTGAAGTTCCTCGACGCGAGCGGCGCGCTGCAGACGCTTCACCCAGACGACTACCTGGTCGACGTGAAAAGCGAGCCGGGCTGGATCGTTCCGGCGCCGGGCTGCGCATGGCCGGCAACAGCCAGCCGCATCGGTGCTGTCGAGATTCAGTATGTGTGCGGCTACGGTCCAACCGAGGCCGATGTGCCGCCGGGGATAAAAGGCTACATCGTGGGCATGATCGAGAACGACTATTACCCGAACCCGAACGTGCAGTACCTGTGCCGCAAGCTTGACCGCGCGGTGGTGTACGGATGACCGCCGCATTTCGACTCGACGAGCAGGTCACGATCGAGGCGCGCACCGTCGAGAAGGATCCGGATTACGGCACCGATATCGAGGCCTGGGCGCCGGTGGCAAGCGCAATCTGGGCCAATGCCCAGGACCAGCTGCCGAGCCGCGGCGAATCGACGTCGAGCGGCATGGTCACGGCGGTCACGCGCACGCGCCTGCGGATCCAGAACGACATCAGGATCACCACCGCGATGCGCGTGGTGCTGCACGGGAAAGGCGATCGGATTATGCAGATCGTCGCTGGCCCAGCGCTGCTGGACGACCGTCGGCACGTTGAATTCATGCTGGAGGGTTATTCACATGGCTGACCAATCAATTAGCGGCGGGCGCGAGCTCGACGCCTTCCTGCAGCAGGTTTCGGTGAAGGTCGAGAGAAACATCCTTCGCTCGGCCCTGCGCGCAGGCGCGAACGAGTTCAAAAAAGACGTTCAGCAGCAGGTTCCGGTCGACGAAGGGGTTTTGCGCCGCAGCGTGCGCGTGTCGACCAGATCGAAAAAGGGTACGGTCTACGCCTACGTCAAAGCCGGCGGCCGCAAGGCGCCGCATGCGCACCTGGTCGAGTTCGGCACGGCCGCGCACAAGATCACGGCAAAGAAAGGCAGTGCGCTCGTCGTCAACGGCAAGGCGGTGCGCGATGTCGACCACGCGGGCGCAAAGGCAAAGCCGTTCATGCGGCCCTCGTTCGATACCGGAGCGCAGTCTGCGCTCGTTGCAGTGGGCGACAAGATCCGCGAGCGCCTGACGAAAGAAAACATCAACGTGCCGGCACCGGAGGGCTCATGAGCGTGAAAGTCATCCGCGCGCTGCTGCTCGGCGCCGACGCGGTCACCGCGCGTGTAGCGGATCGCATCGCCGCCGGCGACGTAGCCGTCGACGAGGGCCTGCCAGCCATCGGACTCACCGAGGTGGTCGCAGTGCCGATCGGCGCCTTTGACGCGCAGGCAGAATTCTCGATCGTCACCAGCCGCGTGCAGGTGACGGTCGTCGGCAAGGCATATCCGGACGTGATCGCGATCATCAACCTGGCGCGGCGCGCCTGCAACTACGGGCGCGGCCAGATCGCCGGCACCAGCGTAATCAGCGTGCTGCGCGACACGGTCGGCCCCGACATGGAAGACGTGGCCGGCAACAGCATCAAAACGATCGACTTCAAGGTCATGTATTACGAACCGAATTAGCAGTATCAGCAGTTTCACCTCGGGCCCGCACAGCATCCGCTTGCGGGCTTTTTTTATTTCAAAGGAATCGAAATGGGCCAAGCCTCCGGCGTATTCAAGCAGGTCACCTACAAAGTGGAGACCACCTACGGCGTCATGCCTGCCGCCGGCGCGGCGCAGGCTATGCGCCGCGTCACCTCGTCGCTGGACATGACGAAGGACACCTACCAGTCGGCGGAAATGCGCCCTGACTTCCAGATGGCCGACTTCCGGCACGGCCTGCGCAAGGTCGCCGGCACCATCAATGGCGAGCTGTCGGCGAAGACGTATGTCGACTTTCTCGCCGCTGTGCTGAAAAAGGACTTCGCTGCCGGCGTGGCCGTGACCGGCGCATCGATCACAATCGCTGGCACGGCCGGCGCCTGGACGATTGCGCGCGCGGCGGGCTCCTGGCTGACCGATGGCGTCAAGATCGGCGACGTGATCCGTTTGACGGCCGGCACCTTCAATGCGGCCAACCGCGACAAGAACGTCCAGGTTACTGGCGTGACGCCGCTGGTCCTCACCGGCATCGTCCTGAACGCGTCGGCCCTCGTGCCCGAAGGCCCAATTGCCAGCTCGACCCTGACTGTCATCGGAAAGAAAGCATTCACGCCGCAGAGCGGCCACACCGACAAGTCGTTCTCGGTCGAGCACTGGCATCCGGACGTGCCGTCGAGCGAAGTCTTCACAGGCTTGAAGGTCGCGAAGATGACATTCACCCTGCCGGCCACCGGCATGGCCACCGTGGCCGTCGAGTTCGTCGGTAAGGACGTGGTGTCCGGCGTGGCGCAGTACTTCGTCACCCCGACGCCAGTGACCGTTACCGGCACCATGGCCGCTGTCAACGGCGTGGTGAAGGTCGGCAATGCCGCCGGCGGCACGATCACCAGCGCGAC